ATGGATAATACTGATGTAAAACAATTTGAAGATGTTGTGGTAAACTGGGAGAGTGAAGATGACTGAAGAATTGTATAAAACACAATACCCAGCAGTTAAAATTGGCAATCCAAAATTATCTAACTGGACTTGCTATATGTTCGGCAATCGTCCTGGTGGTGTTGGAATAATGTATACTCCAGAAGAAGGAAGAGTGCCTAATAGGTTTGTGAGGTTTATGATGAGGATTTGTTTTGATTGTAAATGGGTGAAGAATGATGACTGAAATTAGTATCCGTGATTACACCACAGAAGGTTCTTTGGTGTATTATACTATTCAAGTGGGTGAATGGATTTATGATGGACACGCAACAACTCTTGATGGTGCTTTTAAGATGATTAATCATAACCTCAAATGGGACTATCGTGAGTATGAGAGGGACAACGAAGATGGTTAGAAATGTATGGAGAGAGTAAATGACTGAACATCCAGCAAATAATTGGACTTGGGAAGACACCGTTGAAATTAAGTTTCAGGAGTGGTTTAATGACCTCTATGGTGTATATTCTCATCGGTGTGAATGGTTTTATGGTGATTGTGAGACAGAAGATGTAAACCAACGAAAAGATGCTATGATTAAATGGTTGCACTCTGCATACCTAACAGGTTATAATACTGGGAGATGTTCCAATGACTGAAGAACAACAAGAACTGTATGACATTGTATCTGACTGGTGGGATAAAATCTTCATTGAACCCACCAAAGGTCGGTCTGCCTGTATTATTGATTTAGTTAATTCTATTATTGAGTCGAAAAACAAATGAGTATCCCTAATTTTAAAAACCAAGACGATTGGCAAGAGTTTCTCAACATCTTTGATGATCAATGGCAATGTAAGAGAGCACTGCTGAATCGTGTTAAGAATGACCTGTTCCCAGAATATAAGTCATGGGATCAACTTCAACCGAAGACTTTGGAAGTGATCAACGACATCGTATCCAATCTTGTGTATGAATGTGAGCGTCAGTTCAAAGAAGCTCACCAAGACTATAAGACTGATGATGATGAAATGTTCATTCCTCATCGTTCATTCAAAGAGAGTGTAACAGAAGCACTCAAAGAAGCATTGGAGAGTCATCAGAACAATGACTCACTTTGATTACATCACAAAACATATGCTTCCTGGTTGGGTTGAGTCTTGGACTTATAACTTCAGGATATGGGCAGATTTAATGACTGGTAACTACAAATCATATGAAAATCCTTGTGGTGAAAGTCCAGAACGAGAATGTTATGAATGGTTCTGGGTATCACTTAATCTGGATGATATATACACCAAAGCGTTTATTGAAGAACTTTTGCAGATGAAGAAAGATGTTGAGAGTGGTAAAGTGAAGACATATCCTTTGGATGATGTTCTTAAAATATGGTCAGAGGACGCACAAAAATACTATGATGAACAATGAATAACTTTGAAATCTTTCTTTATTTCGTTTGTTTTGCTGCTATTGCAGGTGCCACATTTGCGATGATGTGGGGTAATATTCAATCCATTAATCAGGAGATGAATAAACCTAAACCCAAACCACGTCATCCAGAGGCACCTGCTGCTGGAGAAGAGGTGATGTATGTGGATCTTGCTAGAGATAAACTAGAAGACCTTTACAGGCAAGAAGATATTTGATATACTAAGGGTCTAGCGACCCTTTTTTTATGCTTGCTTCTAAAATCACAGAAACAATGAACACCCTTGGGTGGGACCACGACGACAATATCGTTGTTGAGATTGGTGGAACACAGGTATCTGGTATTGATGTTGGTGATGACTACAATAAAAAGTGGTCGTCACCCATTGGCACCCGCAAATACAATAAAGATGCTTTCATTGTGATTAAGAACTTGGATCGTAATCCTTTTGTTTCATCACAACCTATGGAAGAATTCAACCCCCGTCATCCGTATGAGTCTAAGAAAGAAGAAGAACAGGTATCCTGACGACCCACCAGAAGCATACTGTCCGCACTGTGGTGAGAAAGGTGAACCTTGTAGTTTTGTAAATAGTCTTGCAAGAGGTTGGGCAAGACAAGCTTGCTCTTATAAACACAACAAAAATGCAAGAACCGTTTAGTTTGCGCCCCCTACTTGATGCAGTGGGGGGCATGACAATTTCTATTTTACTTTTACTAATACCATTTTTAGTTCTATTATGAATAAAAACATTTTTACCGTCTACACAAAAATTGGTTGTCCGTATTGCACAAAAGTTATAGGTGCCCTACAATTAGCAGAACTCAGATATGTGGAGTATAAGCTTGGTAGAGATTTTACAAAAGATGAATTTTATGATGAGTTTGGGCAAGGATCTACATTCCCTCAAGTATTATGTGATGATAAATCTTTAGGTGGGTGTCAAGAAACTGTAAAGTACCTGCGGGAGAACAATCTGGTCTAATGGATAATAAAGAGTTCTTGGACATTGTAGAAGGAGCAATTGATCTTGCATTCAAAGGTCAGTTCAAACTTCACATGTATGAATATCTTAAAAATGAAAAGATGACTCGTAGAGATGTTCAAGAATTTATAGATGGTCCTACTGCTCAAAGTATGAATCTTATCATCTATGATCTTGAGGATTTTATCGAGGGAGGTTCTGATGAAATTCATAAGCAACTTCGTGAAGCATATGGATTCTTAAGCAAACCAGAAGCAAGAAAAATTAAAAATTATTTGGAAAGCATTCTTCAAGATGCGTGGAACTATGAGCGAGACAAACGACCAGGACGACGTAAGAAGTCCTCTAAATAAAAGCAAACGTGATGACACACTTCAAATAAATAGAGGTGTGGAATTACTACTTAGAAATAAAAGGAGGAAGACTGATCCGTCCAAGACTTTTCACACGAAGTTTGGAAAGGTAATCTCCCTCTTTAGACGGGAGATACACTTTCATCTAGACTTCAGTTTAGATATCAAGAAGAAAGAATCTCAAGGGAGGGAATCATGTTAGCAGTCACCCTTACACTGTCTACGATAATTTCTGTTATGTTTCTTTTAGTTGGAGGTGTCATTGGATACCTACTTAAAGAATATGTGATTGAACGGAACTCAACATTTGTTCCTACGCACCCAGAAATGTTCGATGAGAATGGACAAATTTTACCTGATGATATTCTTGCGGTAAGATTTGAAAATAATCTCGAAGATTTTGAACAAGAATAAATAACCAAACCTGATTTGAAACAATGGCTACTTCTACAAAACTTCCACCTAATCCTTTTATGCATGAAATCCTTGATGCTATTAGTAAAGCAAGGAGTAAAGATAAAAAGATTGAAATTCTCAGGGAGCATAGAACAGATGCACTTACTTCACTATTGATCTGGAACTTTGATGATACTGTCGTGTCCATGCTTCCTGACGGTGATGTTCCCTTTAACAAAAATGAAGCACCCTTAGGGACTGATCACACATCTCTTAGAAAGGAAAGCAGAAATTTTTATCATTTTGTAAAAGGTGGAAATGATAGTCTTTCTAAGACTCGCAGGGAGTCAATGTTTATTCAAATGCTAGAAGGACTTCATCCTGATGAAGCAGACCTTCTTTGCCTTGTGAAGGATAAAGGACTGTCTAATAAGTACAAACTGACCAAATCTGTGGTAGAATCTGCATATCCTGATATTCAATGGGGTGGTAGATCTTGATTGATATGATTTTTCTTAATAAGGAATGCGATCCGAATGTCGCAAAAGACAAGTCACTTCCTAATAATGCATTCCTTGTCGAGTACATTAGTGATGGTGAGACATGTTATGATCTTGTTCAGTCATCAAAGAAAGTAGAAATCTTTGACCACTATTACGACAATTACAAAAGCGGTTTAAAGAACATCACCCAGTCTGATGGTACTATGAATCCAAAACTTTGGAATAACCCTAACAAAAAAGAAAAGAAATGAGTAATGGATTTGATGTTGATTTTGATATGTCAACGGATGAAGTTGAAAAACTTTTAAAAGAATATAAAAAGATTAAAAAGTATCAAAAGTCAAACTTCTTTGCTATCAAGACAATGGATGGTACAGAAAATATTGTTTCTAAAATGATTGAAGAAGCAAAGGAAGAAGGTTTCGGTTCTTGACTAAATAAGATATGAGGTCTATAATAGACCTATCGTTCATCCAAGAGGCAGTCGCTAGGATCATATCCAAGAAAGACACCTTTGGACGCAAGTAAGTCGCGCAACGGTACGTTGATCCTATGATTGAGTTAGCACTATTAGCGAGTCTGAATCGTGGTCCTGATATGTCCTGTTTACAGGTCAGAGAGGTTGCTGGTGAAGTTATGTCTTCAGATTTATCTAAAAGACATAAGAAAAGGATTCTTAAGAATCTTTTTGGTAAACATATGCGATATGATTGTTTCAAACGATAAGACGCAAACGACTGAAGGAACGACTGAAGGAAACACTTTTATAAATAAAAGTGTACGTTCATCCCATCAGATAATGAGGCAGTGCTCTAAATGTTCTGAATATAAACCTTTATCTTCTTTCTATTCCCAAAAAAATAGAAATGGTTCAACAACATTGAAAAAACAATGTAAAGAATGTTATAACAATTCCCGCAAGAATAAGTATAACAGTGATAAAGAATTTAGAACTAAAAGAGCAAAACAAATTCAACAGTATAAAAGTGAAAGAGAATCATCTGATAGTGAATT